AAAAGCACCGTAAAACGAATCGCCTTTGAACAGTTCTTTTGCACCCAGTGTCGCCATCGCTGAAACTGTTCCCTTTCCGATCTTCGATCTGGATCGCTTTCCCGCGCGGACCTTGATCGCAGCTTCAAGCGCGCCGGTTTCGTGTGGTGCCAGCTGCTTCGCTCGACGCTGCTGGATCTTCGCCCCAGCTCGCAGCGCCGGTCGCCAGACTTTTTTCTGGGCTTTCACAGTCAGTAATCGCAGATTGCTTTCCAGCTTTCGCAGATTGTGACTGCTAACAACTTCGACTTCGATTCCGCCACCGGCTCTCATGTTGAAACTTCCCTGCGACAGATCGCGATGTGCTGAATTCCGCGACCTTCGACATCGTCAACCGCTTCGATATTGTAAGTGTCGCCGGTCGAGTTGTCCGGGATGATCTTCATACGCGGCGAGAGTCCCGCCAGATGACGTAGTTCGATCCTATGCGTCGCTGTAGGGTAGGATTGCTGTGCCAGCATCCCTTCGCGTCCGGACAGCTGAGTGATCAAGCAGGGGACATTGTTGGCGACTGCGGACCATGTCCCGGACGGGACTCCCCGATCGCCGAAGGATGTCGTCGCCGACAATCGCTGGACTGACGCGGTATGACGAAGCGTGCCTGATCTGATTCGAACGATTGCCATTGTTTACCCGTAGATGTTCGGCGAATCCTGGACTTTCATCGATCGCAGCGTCCGCATGATGTCCGTCTGGATCTTCCCGGTGATCGTCCCGACAACGCTGGATTCGCGGTCAGCGTAACCGTCCGCGAGTAGGTGCTGGATCCCCAGCTTCGCCCGTGCTGGAACTGCTGCCTGTTGCGCTGTCGAACTGGTCGAAGACGAATATCCCGCGACATAGGTGATCGTAACAGCGTTTATCTGATCCCGTGCTGTTGGCCAGGATTCTCCGTTCTTCGGCGCGATCCGTCCCGGTGTCGAAGTGGTGTCGACATCGTAAGCGGTCGACGACCAGCTGGTCGTTCCGCCAGTCGTATTGACGAAGCTGATCGAACTGACCGACCGCAGCGGTGGACGCGGGATTGCCAGCGCTTCGCCTTCCGGGAACCGATCCAGCGCCAGCGCGTAAGTTTGCCGCATAAACGCTCGATGCGTTATCTGTTCGGCTCGCTCAGTCGCTGCATCGATCAGCGTCCCGATATAGGTGTCATCGCCTGTCGACACCACACGGATATGCGACTTCGCTTCCGCAAGTGTGATCGGTCCAGTCGTCGGATCGACTGTTCGACTTAGGTTCCAGTTAACCGGCATAGATCACTTTTTTTTCTTCGTGTTGGCGCGTGCGCGTCCGGATGTCGGTCGCGATGCGTTTGTTCGCTTTGTCGTTTTTGGTTTTGCTTCTTCGTCCGCTTGCGGTTCTGCGGGCGAAGTGTCTGCCGGTTCTGGATCAGCTATCGCATCGCCGATCAGATGCGCCGCCTGTCCCGAGTTGACAAGCTGCGTTGCGATATCGTTCGTCACTTCGATGACGTCATCAGCTTCGCAATTGATCTGACCCCGCATCCGGACTTTGGTTCGTATTCGCATCGTCTTGCCTTTCTAATGCTGTGCCGCCCAATTCAGCGCGTCGATCGCACCTTGCATGGCGGACGCATGTTGCTGATTGACCGAAGCCTGCTGCTGATGGTGATCGCGTCGCTTGATCATTTCCGCTACTTGCGCGGCGACTCGTTTCCCGTGTCCGCGATCGTCGCCGAAAGCGTACAGAGTAGTACATTTACAAATTAACGATTCCGGTGGAATGTGAAACGGTATCCCGCGCCCGTCGCAGATTCCGATCATGTATTCGCAGGACGGTCGCTGGTGCGCATATTCGTTTCCCGCTGACGGATCGTTCTGCGCCATGTCTACACCGTACATGCCGATTTCGACAGCGCCTTCCAGGATCGCCATCGCGATCATGTAGCTGATCGAGTTGTTGAAGTATTGCCGCTGGAAGGTTTCCAGAACCAACGACAGCGGATATTCGCGAAAGTTCTTTCCTTCGCCGGTATCTTTCTGAACAACGACCGGACGATCCATTCGGCAGATCGCGTCGAAGTATCCCGGCTTGTATTTTGGTTTCCATTCGGTGAAGTCGTGCAGTTCGAATTGCACATCGCAGCGCGGAATGAATTCGTAACCGTCAGCCAGCGACCAGATTTCCCATGAAGGATCGTCGAACGGTGCCATTTGCATTGTCGACGGCGACTTGCCGACGATAGCAATCTTTCGCGGCGCAGATGTAGCAGCGCCGTCTTCTGTTGTTCCCTGCCAGACTGTGATCGGCATATCGGTGATCGACCTTTCGTTCGCGTGACAAACAAAAAAACGTCCGCCCGACCGCGCGAAGCAATCAGGACGGACGCGACCGCTTCGCAGCGGCAGGGATCAATATCGATCAGCAGACTATGATGTCGGGCTGATCGATTCTGTGAAAGCGCCGAAGTTCGTCGTCGATGTCGGAAGCGTCGCTGCGTTGTATTGGTACGCAACCGTGCCACCGTATTCGATGGTTTCTGTCGTTCCCCGTGTCAGTGCGGTCCTGATGTACCGATAGCCGACAGGCTTAATACAGTCGACGCCGATCAGCGTGTCATCGTCGCCAGTGGTCGACGTCGCCAATGCGCCAGACAATGCGACGAAGCTCGTCGATCCGGTCGAGTTGGATCCTTCGACTTGAAGTGCGACAGTTCCTTCGCCGGGAGTCGTGCCGATATTGCCGACAAACAGGACTGATTCAAACCCGGACATGTCGACACTCGACGAATCCGGATCCGACACACCAGCGACCAATGGCGCTTGAACCATTGTCGCCTTGATTGCATTGTTCAGAGAATTCATCTTTCGGATTCCGTAAAAAGGGAAGTTGCGAATCAGTTGGTACAAAGATCGGAAGTTAGATCACGCCAGCGTCACGCGTGAGAAAGCTTCTTCCAGGGTTGGCAGTCCGTCGCACTTCAAGCGACCGATGAATCCGACTTGATTCGTCGCCGCGTACAGTTCGACCAGTCGCTGGATTTCGATGTCCAGCGCGTCCGCGATTTCATAGTAGCGATAGTTGCCGACCAGTCCGACGTACTGGCCGGTTGTGAACGTTGAAGGCGCTCGCTCGCTTTCATCCAACGGAAGCCCCAGCAGCAGATCCGGCTGTCCTTCTGTCAGCGCTGGTTGCCATAGGTAATGGTTGTTGTTGTCCATCAGCTTCGCGATCATCTTGACCGCCGATCGATGGAACAACCACCGTGCGCCGGATCGCGATCCGGTCGGCATCCGATACTGTGCTTTCAGACTGTACTTGTTTTCGTACAGCCCGTCGGCCGTGATCGCCGTCGTCGTGTTCCCGGTCGAGACATCGCGGGATGTGCTGATTCCGTCCGCACTCGCAGTAAACAAGCCCAGCGGCTGATTCGCGCCCGATCCAGTCAGGAACGCATCTTCCATCGCTTCCGCTGCATCGATTCCCATTTCGCTGATCACTTCCGATTCAGCGTCAGTTGATCGACGAAGCAGATCCATGCTGACCTTGATCAGCCCTGTCAGGTGCGTCGGTTCCAACACCTTTTTGCCGTAGGCAAGTGTGGAATCTTCCGCCGATACTGCAAGTTCAGACGACCATCCGAACGTCGCCGCGCGAGCGGTTCGCTTCCGGATCCCGAGCGTCCCGGCTTCCGTCACAGTATGAACGGTTGCATTTTGCCGAATGAACAGCAGATCGTCGACTTCTTTCAAGATCCCCGCTGCCAGCTGTTCGCTGACCAGCAGGAACCCCGCTTGCGTGTCGTTGTCCGATTGCAAAGCGTTTTTGTAAGTGTCGGACAGTCCGCCGAAGTTCCCGCCGCTTCGCAGGAACGCGTTGAACGCTGCGCGATAATCGTTTTGCCCGCGACCGCCGCAATCAATCTGGCTGTACCGCCCGACACCATTCCGGACGGATAGTTGCGCCGCTTTGTTCGCAGTGTTAGGATCGACGATCGCCTGACGGCTTCCAGTGCCTGCTGGATCTTCCAGCCCGTCCATGTGCGCTTTCAGCTCTGAAGCTTGCTTTGCCTTCCGGTCCTGCAAGTCCGCTTCGTTTTTGTGATCCATCGAATCCGCCAGCATCCGATCGAACTGATCCGATCGTTCTTGCGTCCATTCCGCCCCGTGTTCGGTGTGGAACGCTTGCGCGTCTTTCAGCTTCTTTGCGTGCTGTTCTCGGTTCTGTTTCGCCGTCAAGTCTTTCGCTGTGACTGTCATCGTATTTGACTCCGTGTGCGTGCGTAACACAAAATAAAAGCGGGTAGCGCAGACTGGAAAGGGATCGAAGACTTTCCGAGTCGTGCGCTGTCCCGCTATAGCGTTTCCAGGAAGCAGCTTGCCGCTTCGGCGCTCGATGATTCTGATTCTTAAAAGATCCGAATCCGTGTCAAGTGCTGATTTCTGCCAGTTTCAAGAGTGATTGTGCAGATCGCCACAGATTCGCCGACGCTTCGCCGTTTTTGTCGTCCGGATGTTTCGTCCGATTCGTCGCTTCGTCGTCAGCATTCAAGCCGGTTACTTCGTCGACGAAGCCGTGATCCAGCGCTTGCGATGCTGACAGCCATGATTCATCTGACATCAGTTCGGCGACGTCTTCGCGGTCCAACTGGTTGCGACGGGCGAAGGTGTCCAGGATCCGATCGCGGAACCCGTCCAGGATGTCAGCTTCGCTTCGCAATTCGGCAGCGTCGCCCATAACCATCGACCACGGATCATGCACCATTAGCGTAGCGTTAAACGCCATCCGTATATGATCGCCTGCCATCGGAAGCCAAGACGCTGCGGATGCTGCGATCCCGTCGATGTCGAAGACCTTTACCGCGTCGAATTGATCGATCATATTGAAGATCGCCGTCGCTTCGGTCACGAATCCGCCCGGACTATTGATCCGGACATTCAGCTGATCGACTTCGCCGATCCCTTGCAACTGTTCAGCGACTTCGCTGGCGCTGATCCCGTCGCCCCATAAGTCCTTGCCTATAACGTCGTACAGCCAAACCGTCGCGCCGCTTTCGCCTTTGCTGTTGTTCCATCGTAGGAACGCTTTCGGAACTGGCTGATCGAACTGATCGCGGATCTTCCGATTATGATTCCGCCAGCGTTCTATGATCTTCGTTTGTGCCATATTCATTGTCGCGTCCTTTCGTCGTGGTGATCAAGTTTGCGATCAGTGTCGGATCGGTCTGCTGCCGCGTGTCGAACATCGCAGCCGCTTCCGCTTTCCAGTCTTCGCCGGTCAGCGATTCCAAGTCAATCCGAATTGATTCCAGCCAGTCCAGGACGATCGCCCGTGCTGTCGCCCCTGGATCCCCTGTCGCCATCTGGCGGAAAGCGTCCAGCAGTTCGCAGGTTGCGTCAGCGAATGACAAGATGTTCGTCCGCGCCCACTGTTCGAAGCGAAGCCGTCCGTCCTTCGTCGCCTTCGTCGCTTGCGCTTCGATCCGGTTCAGGATCGACCGTACATCCCGTTCAGCCCGACGACTCGCGATGCGATTCTGGAATCCACTGTCTTCGCTGCTATGCTGATCGTCGTCTTCGAATCCGATGTTCGTGGGGATCCTTCGTCGATCGCCTTCCGGACCGTAAGCTGGACGGTTCTTGATCGCCCGCGCTTCGTTCAGCGTCAGCGTTCCGTTGTTCACTTCGCTGATCAGATTCTCGGTAGCAGTCTTCGAATCAGCTCGCAGGATCGCATCGCGACCGAATTCGACGAAGTGTGATTCTGTCTCGTGTTCTTCGTCGGTCAGAACCTTTTCGTCAAGTTCAGATTCCCAAGTGACAAGCCAGGGATCGAGTCCGGTGTCCAAGTATTGCTGGCGTTCCTGTTCCAGCGAATTGTAGCTTGTGCGTGTCGGATCGCCCAACATGAACGCGGGAACGCCAAACCAGTTAGCGACTTCGCGGACTTCGAACTCGCGAGTACCAAGGAACTGCGCTTGTTCAGGCGGGATCGTCAGCGGGATAAACTTCGCCCCTTCTTCCAGGACGATCGCCCGATGTGATTCGCCGAGTCCGCCCACCTCTTTGTTGAAAGAGTCTTTCAAGTTCTTTTCTTCTTCTTCGGATAGCGCGTCAGGATGTTGCAGAATCCCGCTGCTGTTCGCGCCTTGACCGAAGAAGTTGGAACCGAAGCGGCGCGCTGCCAGCCCCAGCCCCAGCGATTCAGCTGCATACTGCACGACCGAATATCCCTTGATCCCGTCGAAGCCGAGTCCCTTTATATGGACGACCCTGTCAGCGTCCAGCGGAACGTGTCGACCGTCGACCATCGTGAAGTACAGAAGACGCCCGTTGTCGATTCGCGGGAAAGTTCTATCGGGAAGAAGCGGAAGCATCCCGATCACTTCGCCAGCATTGTTCAGCTGCAACTCGGCGTAACCGTTTCCCCACAACAGCGCGTGCGCTTGCAGCGTCTTTCGGAATGTGAAGGTGTCGCTACCCTGACCGACTCGCCTCGCGATCGTCATGTACGACGGATGATCCTTCGCCCGGATCCGTCCGCCATCGTCCTGTCGTTCGTATATGCGACACGGAAGACGACCGACATCGTTGGCGATCAGGTTCACCGCTTTCCAGACAGCTGCATAACCTAGCGCCGAATCTTCGTTGACACTAATCCCGGACGATGTCTTATTGAACTTCGCGAACCAACGAGCGACCACCGGATCCCGTGGATGCACTCCGTCAAACGTGATCGCGTTCAGCGGTCCGCCGAGTAGCTTTTGCAGAATCATCTGGTCGTGTCCTTAGTTCGCCGACGATGTAAGTCAGAAAGCCGATCGAGCCGACGACAATCAGTGCGATCGGTGGCGAGAGTTGCCACAGCCCCACGGCGATCGCTGTGATCCCTGCCAGCCCGATGGTGTCGCGAAGAAGCGATGTGATCATTTGACCGTGAGGACTCCCCGCCGTTTGTACACGGATTCGGTGTCATCCGGTTCGAAGACAAGCGCCCGCGACACAGCCATGATCGCCGCGACGATTCCGTCGATCTTTTTGTGCGTGTCATCGTTCGGCTTCACTGGTCGCTTGTTCGCGTTGACATCGATCCGGACTTGCGCATGTCCCGCTTGCCAGGACATGACAGGGTTTCGATTGTGTTCTAGTTCGCCACCGATGACCATCCGTTCGAAGTCCGCTGTCGGTTCTGCGAACTCCGTGATTCGTTGCGGAAACTCGATCCGCTCGATCCCGTCTTCATCTTCCAGCGTCGCCGTCAGTTCTTCCGCATACATCGGATCGTATGCCAGCTGATCGATCGTGACGATCGGCAGGATCTTGTCGCGGATGTCTCGCAGGATGAATCGCTGATCGATAACGTCACCGGGAATTGTCCACAGATGACCGTCGCCGATCCAGTCCAGATAGTTCGCAAGGTGCGATTTGTCCCGTGCGACATTCTCCGGGAACCAGAAGAACGGCACGATCGACACGACTTCGTCGAACTTGAAAGCCAGAACAAGCGAAGACATATCCCGCGTTTTGGACAGATCCAGACCGGCGCAACAGTGTTCGCCTTCCAAGTCTTCCAGCTTGAAAGCTGATCCGCAGTCGTCCCAGCGATCCATCAGCAACCACGGATTCGAAGTTCGTTGCCATTGGTTCAGCCGGTACATCTTAAACATTCCGAATTCGGATCGGGACTGTTTGGAACTGTTCAGATCGGTCCGAAACTCTTGCTTGTCGATCACTGTCCCCCAAGCTGGATTCGCCATCCGTCCGAACTTGACCGGCGACCGGATGATCTGTGCGTCAGTCGTTTCGTCCGGGATCCCGTAGTGCATGAACAGGAACTGATCGTCATCGATCGCGCCAGAGTTGACTTGGTTCCCGTAGTCCCATTGGCTAAAGCCATACGACTGATCGTCATCGCCCACGGTCGACGCTTCGATCTGTAGCGGTTCCGATCGGCTGATCCCGGCGCGCTTCACGCGGTCCATGAAGCGGCGATCAACGACATGGGTTTCGTCAATCAGCAACGAACCGTTGATCCCTTCTTTCGCTTTCTGCGACTTGGCATCTGCCGAACTGACCGGACGAAGGATCGATCGCGTCGGTTCGTGTGTGATCTGCGCCAGCGTCTTGTTGACCGTGCAGACTTCCAGCAGATCATCGGAAGCATAGACCATTTCGACCGCGTGCTTAACGGCGATTTCGCGGGCTTGCGATCCGTCCTTCGCACCGAAGAAGACTTTCTGACCCTGCTCGCCGTCCGCGCACAGCAGATACAAACCCCACCACGCCAAAGTAGGCGACTTTTTGTTCTTCTTCGGGATCCAGATCGACGCGACACGGAAGCGCCGGATCAGACGTTTCCACTTGTCAGACCATCGGATCCAACTGAACAACCGCATCGTCGCTTCGATCTGCCAGTCATGTGGCACAAGCGGCTGACCAGCCCAGTCGCCTTCGTACAGTTTCAGATAGTTCGTCGCGAAGTCGATGACGAACTGACCGCGCTCCGGATCGAATCGGCATCCGCGCCGAGCCGCCATTTCGTCAGCTGCGTTGCGGATCCAGTTCCGCGTTTCGCGATCGATCTTCGGCTTGTTCATAACAACACCGCTCTAGACATCGAAGTGTCTGTCCTTTCACATCGAATCCGGACTTATGCCAGTTGCGCTTGAATCGCGACATCGCTCTACGCGCATCTGCTTTTGTTCGAATGTGATCTAGCACTACAACGAAACGATGCCCGTCGCCGAGCAGGATCGAATATTCGCCGCGACCATTTCGCCCTATGTTAAGCCAGATCAAGTCTGTCGAATCTTTCACGATCAGCCCCTTTCGCGGACCGGGATTCCTTTCGGTCTGCTGGCGCGGACGGAAGACTTCGACGACGGTGTCAGCCCTAATTCCGCTTGAATCTTCAATAGACGATCTGCCAGCTTGTGCATTTCCAGCGTGAACTGATTCCGCCGTGTCTCGACAGTCCCGTCCGTCTTCTGAACGACCAACACGATCCCGGTGTCAGCAACCATCGTTTCGACTTGTTTCAGCTGCGACCATGTTCGCGAGTATTGTTCGATCGCTTTCGCGAAGACCGGGGATAGCGTCCGCATGTCTTCCATCTGCTGGCAAGTATCCTTCCAGCAAGCGATCGCGATTTCGTCCAGTCCGTCAGGTTGATCCGGGATACCTTTCGCGACTTCCGGTTCGTCGTGATTCCGTCGCTGCGGATTCTTTCGATAGGTTCCCTTCGCCAGTTTCAGTTCAGTCGGTTCAGGCTTTCTTCCGCGCTTTGCCATTTAGTAGTTCCAGAATATGTCGGCCGATCGCTTCTGTCATCGGCGGCGGGACACTATTGCCGATCTGCTTGTAACTGTCGACCGTGAAGTCGTCCGGAAACCCCTGCAGTATCTTCGCTTCCGCTACATTTATATATCGTGAACCATTCCCGTCCCGAATCAGTGGAGGTTGTGACGCGTTCAACGTTGGCGATGGCTTGTCGGTTGTTCTGAATTCGTTATTGTATCGAGCATTCTTAATTTCACTCCGCCATCCACTAGTCATTCCATCCATATGCGATAGTACTTCGCGCACCCCTAGAATACGACTAACAGTCGGTGTCGGATGTGATGGGATGCAATTCAGATCGTTTCTGATTCCGATCCAGATGATTCGTTTGCGATCCTGCGGAACCCCGTACCATGCGGCATTTAGTAGTCGGCACGATATTCTATATCCTGTATTCCTCAGTGCTGACGTCATTTCAGCAAATACAAGTTTCATCTTACCGCTTACCAACCCGCCGACGTTCTCCATCACAAACGACTGCGGCTTAATAACATCCAGCAGTCGAATATATTGTTCGAATAACCTGTTGCGATTGTCGCCGACCATTCTGCTTCCAGCCATACTGAAACCTTGACACGGTGGCGAACCGTCTAAAATCGTCAACTCGCCAGACTTGACTTTCGATAGTTGTATCGCCGAAGTATCCGTTAGCGCGCAGACATCACCATGAAATACCGTTGTTGTTGGGAAATTATGTTTGTATGTCTTCACAGCCTTCGCATCCCACTCGACCGCTAGGCGCACATCGAATCCGGCCATCTTATAGCCGAGGCTTGATCCGCCGCATCCGGCGAACAGGCTAATCACCGTCGGTTTTGGCATGTTCATGTTTGCAGATCGGACAGATGC